TAGGTAAGTTTGAAGAAAGATTTATAGAAGAACTTGCTAAAGCTGAAGGAAACTTTGTAGAAGGTCCAAGTCCTATCGCTCAAGAATTAGAAATAAGTCCTGCACAGAAAGCTGCAAGACGTATGGAAAAATTAATTCACGATCAAATAGAAGAATCTAATGGTGCTTCAGAATTAAGAAGTGCTTTATTTGAAGCTTCTATGTTAGGTACAGGAATAATTAAAGGACCATTTAACTTTAATAAAACATTAAATAAATGGGATGAAGAAGAAGATGGAACTAGAACTTATAATCCTTTAGAAGTTAGAGTACCTAGAATAGAGTTCGTAAGTATTTGGGATTTCTTTCCTGATCCAGTAGCAACGACTATGGAAGAATGCGAATACATAATTCATAGACATAGATTAAATAGAAGTCAATTCAGAGCATTAAGTAAAATGCCTTACTTTGATAAGGATGCTATAAGAGAATGCTTAATGATGGGTGGTGACTATGAGAAACGTGGTTACGAAGATGAGATCAGAGATGAGGAGATGGATGAACAAGCTCCTTCACAATACGAAGTTTTAGAGTATTGGGGCATAATGGATGCTGAGTATTTACGTGAAGTTGGTGTTGAGTTAGAAGATAATATAGATGATCTTGATGAACTTCAAATAAATGCTTGGATTAGTAATGGTAAAGTATTAAGAATAGTAGTTAATCCATTTACTCCACACAGAATTCCCTATCATTCCTTCCCGTATGAAAAGAATCCATATAGTTTCTTTGGTGTAGGTATAGCAGAGAATATGAATGATTCTCAACAAATTATGAATGGTCATGCTAGAATGGCTATTGATAATCTAGCTTTAAGTGGTTCATTAGTATTTGATGTTGATGAATCAGCTTTAGTAGGTGGACAATCTATGGATATATTTCCCGGTAAAGTCTTTAGAAGACAAGCAGGAATGCCGGGGCAAGCTATTCATGGTGTAAAATTTCCAAACACATCAACTGAGAATATGATGATGTTTGACAAGTTTAGACAGCTTGCAGATGAGCAGACAGGAATACCTAGTTACTCTCATGGTCAAACAGGAGTACAGAGTATGACTAGAACTGCTTCTGGAATGTCTATGTTATTAGGTGCAGCTAGTCTTAACATTAAAACAGTTGTTAAGAATTTAGATGACTTCTTACTTAAACCTTTAGGTGAAGCATACTTCCAATGGAATATGCAATTCTTAGAAGATAAGTTAGGAGTTGTAGGTGATTTAGAGATTCACGCATCTGGAACTAATAGTTTAATGCAGAAAGAAGTACGAAGTCAAAGACTGACTATGTTCTTACAAACTGTACAAAATCCAGCTATTGCTCCATTTGTTAAGATGTCTAAGTTAATTAGTGAACTTGCTTATAGCCTTGATCTCGATCCTGATGAAATACTCAACGATCCTGAAGAAGCAGCTATCATGGCACAGATTATAGGAATGCAGAATAATGTTGGACAAGAAACAGGCGAGGAACCTAGTTCCCCTAGTGAAGGGGAAGGAATGGGAGGTCCTGCTGGATCACCTAAACAACCTCAAGACATTGGAGTTACAGGCACTGGTGGTGGCAACATCGGAACTGGAAATGTACCGATGCCAGGGGAGGATCAATTCGCTGGAACGCCTAGGGCGATTGAGGGATGAAGTAGAAGAAGCTATCAATAGAAGAGAGGAATAAAATGGCACAAGATAATATTAGCGAAGAACAGTCTCCTTATTTAGATGATGATAGTGATTTTAGAGATACTGTTGCAAATGCTTTAGATTATTTAACTTCACCAGTAGGTAGTTTATTAAGTAGAGATACTTGGACTACTCAAGCAGGTAGAAACAGACGAGATCAGAGAAGAGCCGATAGACAACAAACCTATAAAGATGCTCAAGGCAATCCTATACCAATAACTCGAAGACAAGAAAGACAACAGCAAAGAGAAGACAGAGCAGAAGAAAGACAGGACTTAGGTTTAACTAGAGGAATGCAACGAAGACTTGGAAGAATTGAAAGAAGAGGAGAAAGAAGAAAAGCTCGTCAAAATAGAAGAGAAGAGAGAAGAGAACGAAGAAGAGAAAGAAGAGAAAGAAGAAGAGAGAGAAGAGAAAATCGTGGTGATATGTCATTAGACAATAAACAATTACAAGACTTAGATGTTCGTGAAGCTGATGCTTATGGTGGACTAAAAAGAAAAAAATATAAAGAAGGAAAAGAAGTGAAAAAAGATGAAACTAAGAACTATGTTGATATAAGCTTTGAAGAAAGTATACCTAAGTTTGTAGATAAAATTACTAAATTAAGTATGGAAGAAGTAGCTTTACCTAAAAGAAGAGATGAATTTATTCAAGAAGAAATACGTCATAAGTCATGGGTTGCACAAAGGGAAGGATTTCCTGAGTATAATACCAAATTTTTTAATAATGCTATTAAAGAAAGAAGAAGAGAAATTGCCGAAGAACAAGACCCTTTATTATCAAAAAGACAAATAAAGCAAGATGGTGGAGAGATGAACGAACAAATGTCTATGCTTATGGAAGAAGAACAACCTATGCTTATGGAAGAAGAACAACCTATGCTTATGGAAGAAGAACAACCTATGCTTCCTGATGAAGAGATGGAAGAAGATTATGTTGATTATGTAATTGATATTACCTTAGAAGAACAAGATAAAGAATATTTAGAGAATGCACTTTTAAAAGATGCTAAGTTAAGTGAAATATTTGACACAGTTGTAGAAAGTGCCTCAGAGTTTTCAGGTTCAGGGTCTGTTGAAGGACCGGGATCAGAAAGGTCCGATTCGATACCTGCAAGGTTATCGGATGGGGAATTTGTCTTTACTGCTAAAGCAACGGAAGAAATCGGAGCTGATAATTTACAGCTTATGATGGAAGACGCAGAAGCTGAAGCAGATGAAAGACTACAAGCTTATGGTGGGGGTTCTATTGAAGAACCTCAAGTTGCTAAAGTTGTTGAAACTAGTACAAGTACTCGTGTATTAAAGCCAACATCTTCTACTACGCCTATGTTAGGTCAAAGAGAAGAAGATGTGTTACAAGATGCTTTAACTACGAATATGCTTAATAGAACAACTAAGCACGTCCAAAGCTAAGAACCGATAGGCTACTTACGTTAGTAACCCCTATCAAATTTAATAACCTTTAGCTACCTTGTAAGATCAAGCCCCTAATTAAAAAGACGTTTTTAGAATAGGCTACCTTGAAGATAGCACAAGCCCTAAAAGGAGAAAAGAAATGGCAAATGTTAATGAACAAGAGAATAACGAGCCAAGACCAAATCTGTATAACCAAAGAAAATCATGGCATACATCGGATGTAATGCCTACTGATAATCCAGTTACTGCAGATAGCTTATTTGTAGAACCTACTCAAATTACTCAGGATGAAAGTAATGTTAATAGAGAAGTTCCACAAGAAGCTACAGAAGAGAAATCTTCTGGTAATTATAAAAAAAGATATGATGATCTTAAAAAACATTATGATTCAAGACTATCTCAATTTAAACAGAGAGAACAAGAATTGATTCAAGAAGCTACAGCTAATCGACCAGAGTATAAAGCTCCAAAGACTGCTGAAGAACTTGAACAATTTAAGTCTGAATATCCTGATGTTTACGAAGTGGTTGAAACTGTAGCCCACTTGCAAAGTGAAGATAAAGTTGCAGACTTGCAACAAAGATTAGACGCTATGCAAAGTCGTGAAGCAGAGATACTTAAACGAGAAGCTGAAAAAGACTTAGTTGCAAAACATCCAGACTTTTCAGATATTCGTGAGAGTGATGAGTTTCATTCTTGGGCAGAGTCTCAACCAGAAGAGATAAAAGATTGGATTTATAATAATCCTGATAATGCATCTCTAGCTAGTAAAGCAATCGATCTTTTTAAATTTGAAAATGGCTTTCAAGACTCTTCAAAAGAAACAAAGCCAACGTCTAGTAGGAAGGATGCTGCAGAGATGGTGTCAACAAAAGCAACAACTGTGCAGACAAACGAACCTAAAATATGGACGGAAGAGGAAATCTCTGCCTTATCTATGGATGAGTTTGATCGGTTAGAAGCCGAGATAGACCAAGCTGTTAGAGAAGGTAGGGTTAAACAATAACAAAGTTAAAATAATATTCAAGGAGAATAATTATGGCATATAATCAATCAGATGCTCTATTCGAGCAATCGACTGATACTAATGGTAACTTTGCAAACTCTGAAAGTGGACAGACAAATGCTTTCTTCATGCCGAAGGTTTATTCTAAGAAGGTTTTAAACTTTTTCAGAAAAGCTTCGGTTGCAGAGGCAATCACAAATACCGATTATTCGGGTGAAATATCTGCTTTCGGAGATACTGTAAGGATCGTCAAAGAACCTACAATTACTGTTTATCAGTATGAAAGAGGTGCTGACGTTACTCAAACTAAGCTAACTGACGCAGAGGAAACTCTAGTAGTAGATGTAGCTAATGCCTTTAAATTCAAAGTTGACGATATTGAGAAATCAATGTCTCACGTAAACTGGAAAGAAGCAGCGTCTTCTTCTGCAGCTTACGCATTGAAAGATGCTTTTGATGAAGGTGTTATCGCTGAACTATTTAGTGGAGTATCAAGTTCTTCACCTGATCACGTATTAGGTGCTGACGCTGCTGCTGCGACTCAAACTATGGGTCAACATCAAGGTGGTTCTAATTCTATAGACCTTACAGGGTCTGATGGAACTGGTACTGATCCTTTGGATGTCATGGCTTTCATGGCTAGACTTTTAGACGAACAAAATGTTCCTGAAGAAGGAAGATGGTTCGTTGCTCCACCTTCATGGTACGAGCAACTGTCTCAGTCTGGTTCAAAGCTAATGTCTGTTGACTATAACGCAGGTCAAGGTTCGCTTAGAAATGGGTTAGTATCAAGTGGAAAGCTACGTGGCTTTAATATGTACAAGTCTAATAACATTGCTGCTGCTTCAACTGCAAGTGGTAAATGTTTAGCAGGTCATATTAGTGCTGCTGCTACAGCTCAAGCTATAACACAAACTGAGGTTCTTCGTGATCCTGATAGTTTTGGTGATATAGTTAGAGGTCTTCATGTCTATGGTGCAGATGTACTTAGAAGTGAAGCTCTAGTATCAGCTTTCTATGCGATTGACTAATAGAAACTAGTAAGCGGGGAAGAAATTTTATGTTCTCTTCCCCCTTACACTTAAAAGGAAAATAAGATGATAACAACTTGGAATCAAACAGAATTTAATAAATGGCAACAAGACTGGTTTAAAAGATATAATAAAAGAATGGATTATTATTTTGGAACAAAAGCAGTTCGTGCAAGAACTAAAAAAGGAACATATAAGAAAGATGATCCGACTACTTTACAAAACGAAGCATACACAAAAGTTAAAAAATAATGCCACAAGTAGGATCAGATTCACAGCCAGTAGTTTTAAAAAATAAAAAGAAAGGAAATAAAAAATTAGGACTATCTGGAAAGTTTTATACAAAAGAAAACCAACAAAAATATCAAGATGGTTGGGATAGAATTTTTAATAAGGAGAAGTAAATGCCTAGAGGTAAATACGAATCAGGAACTAAAGTAAACTTTAATGACATAACAGAATTTGAAGGTGCTTACGATAATTCAGAAGATAAACAAAATAGAGAAAGAGATAATCAACAAGGTATAAAGTAAAATGGCAACAACGTATCTAGATATAACTAATGAAGTACTTAGAGAACTTAATGAGGTAGTATTAACTTCTGGAAATTTTTCTAGTGCAACAGGAATTCAAAAGTTTGTTAAGGATAGTATTAATAAAGCAATATTTGATATAGCAAATGAAGAACCACAACTACCTTTCTTTTCAGCAGGAGTTAGTGGAGGTACTGATCCTTTCTATGGTAATGTAACAGTAGCAACAGTAGCAGGAACAAGATGGTATCTTTTAAAAGCTAACAGTTCTTCTATAACTACTGATTATGCATCTATAGATTGGGATGACTTTTACTTAACAACTATAAATGTATCTGGAGCTAGTGCTCCTTATGTATCTGAAGGATTAAAGTATATTACTTTAGATGACTGGAAGACACATTTAAGAGATCAAGAGAATGCAGATGATGCAGATACACAGGTATATGGAGAGCCTAAATATGTTTTTAAATCTCCAGATAGTAGGAAGTTTGGATTAAGTCCAATACCTGATAAGGTTTATAATGTACATTTTTATGCATTTACTGTTCCTACAGAATTATCAGCACATGATGATACTATAGCTTTACCAGATCAATACGCAAATGTAATTACATCTAGAGCTAGGTATTACGTATGGCAATTTAAAGAGAGTCCTCAACAAGCAGCATTTGCTTTAGAGGAATTTAAAAGGGGTATGAGATATATGAAGTCTAACTTAATAAATCCCACACCTAAATATATATCAGACGATAGAACTTATTTTTAACTATGGCAAAATCACAACCATTTACAGTTGCCTGTAATGGAGGTTTAATTAAATCAGTAAACTCCATTGATTTACTTAAGACTCCGGGAGCAGCAAAAATATTAGAAAACTTTGAAGTTTCTGTAGAAGGTGGTTATAGACGTATTAATGGATATGCTAAGTTTGGTACAACAAGTGCTACTAAGCCTACTGGAAGTACTACAAATATATTAGGAGTATTTCCTTATGCTGATGGAGTTGTTGCTTGTGCTGCTACAGGTATTTATTTTAGTCAAGATGGAATTACTTGGGTAGAAATAACTAGAAGTTCAGTAGATGCTAATGGAGATAATTATACTACATTTACTGGAAGAAGTACATTAACAAGAACAAATCAAGGTCAATGTCAGTTTGCTTTATTTGAAGGTGCAGCATATGATTATGGTCAGTTACTAATATCTGACGGAGCTAATAAACCTTATTACTTTAGAATGGAAGGAACAGGTGCTCTAGCTTCTAGAACTTATTTTGCATCTGAAGTAACTGTTAATAGTACAAAAGGTGTTAAGTATGTTACAATACATGATAAGCACTTAATAGCTGCTGGTGTAGAAGATAATGAATCTACAATCTATTACAGTAAACTATTAGACCCTACAGATTTTACAGGAACAGGTTCTGGATCAGTAACAATTTCTGATCAGATTGTAGGAATAAAAAGTTTTAGACAAGACTTATTTATATTCTGTGAAAATAGTATTCATAAGTTACAAGATATAAATGGTACTCCTTCAGTTGTACCTGTAGCTGAAAACGTAGGATGCTTATCAGGATATAGTATTCAAGAGATTGGTGGTGATATTGTATTCTTAGCACAAGACGGAATAAGAACTGTAGCTGGTACAGCAAGAATTGGTGACGTAGAGTTAGGTACAGTTAGTAAAAACATACAACCTATTATGGTTACTATTGCTCAGAATATAGAAGACTATATAATAGATAGCGTAGTTATTAGAGAAAAATCACAATACAGATTATACTACAGTAACGCAGCATTAGGTAATACGTCACAAAAAGGAATTATAGGAACATTAAGACCAGATGGATTTCAATGGTCAGAAACAGTAGGACTAGAAGTAACATCAGTAAATTCTAATTTTGATACAGATGGTGTTGAAGTTTACTATCATGGTGATACAAATGGTTATGTATACACACATGATACTGGATATGAATTTGATGGTTCTAATATAAATGCAAAGTATCAAACATCAGATTATGATTATGGTGATTTAGGTACATTAAAGACTATGCATTACGTTAAACTATCAATAGCTCCAGAAGCTGCAATAACTCCAACACTTAGAGTTAGATACGATTATGACACAACAGATTTACCACAACCTTCAGATTATTCATTAGATATACCAGCTCCTGCAA